CTACCACGTCAATGGCGGACGGCGCGGGATCGGGTGCAGATCCGTGCGGCGGGCAAGCAGAGGGCGGCCAGTCTCGAAGCGCACGCACGCGAAGCTCCTGCCCATCAGGTGCAGGACGTCACCATGCTGCCCCTTCGGCCCCAGGCCGAGGAACAGGACGCGGGCGCCAGCTGAGAGGCCGCTCCGCGTCGTCATATTCCCAGCGCCTGCTTGTACGTCTCGAGCAGCATGTCCGCTTCGTCGCGGTGGTGCTTCTCCAGGCGACGCAGCCGGATGATCGTCCGCATCGTCTTGATGTCGAACCCGGTGGACTTCGCCTCTGCATAGACATCCTTGATGTCGTCGCTGAGGCCCTTCTTCTCTTCCTCGAGCCGCTCGATGCGCTCGATCAGCAGCCGGAGCTGCTCGGCAGAGATGTTGTCGCTCACAGGGCGAAGCCCACGAGCATGCCTGGGCCGTCGGTCACCCGATCCAAGAGGAACGTGATCACGCCGCCTAGGAGCAGGCCGACGATCGTCCAGCCGATCATCTCGGTGCCTGATGCTTGAACCGGCGCAACGCTGGGCGCGTCTGGCCGGCAGGTGCTGCAGTCGCAATTGACCGGATGCCAAAGTGGCGCGGATTGGGTGTGGCGGGACATCAGCGTTCCTCCAAGCGGGTGAGGTGGCGAAGCACGGTCAGGGCGGCGATCGTCGCGATCGAGACGAGGACGATCGCGACTTCGGGCCGGCGGATCAGGGCGAAGAACAGGCCGAGGCCGTTCAGCACGCCAGCGGCGGCGATCACGCGGCGCGTGGCCGGCGAGCGGCGGGCCGGAGGGCTCACGTGAGCTCCCTCAACGCGACCACGCTGTCGTCCTCCAGCTCCATTTTCACGAGCTGCACCAGCTGGTGCATGTCGATCGAAAAGACGGTGCTCAGCGCGACCACAGTCATGAACAGCAGCGGGGTGGCGTCTGCCTCGATCAGTTCGAGCCACTCTGCGCGGGCGTGCTCGGCGGTCCGTGGTTCGGTCGCTAGACGCGCGGCGACGTCGACGATCGTCAGACCCGCGGCTTCGCGCTGTCGCTTAATGTAGACGCCGGGGGTGAGGGGCACGGGATGTCTCCAGGCAGCAGTTCACCGCCTCGCGAAGCGGGTTCGCGAGCAGCGGCAGGTTGTTCGTGGTGGGTCAGTCTCGGGGGGCTGGGCTTAGGTCGGCCCCTCGCGGGCGCGGTCGAGCGCCGCGCGCAGAACGGCGACGCAAGCGTCGGCCGCCGCGTCGCTCTGCTCGGCCTCGCGGAGCGCGTCCTCGATCAGGCGGGGATCGGTGGATCCGGCCGCGAGGATCATCGCGGCCGTGGCGTCACCCGCTTCCTTCGCGTGGTTGGCGGCAGCGCGGCCGATCGCCGCCTGGTCGACGAAGCGCTCCGCCTTGCTGCTGTCCAGGCGACGTCCGAGCGCCTCGTAGAGGGGGAAGCCCTCGCCCCAGCGGGCGTGCGCCTCAAGGTCGAGCGCCTCGAGATCGGCCACGTTCAGCACCGTGTCTCGGGCGGGATCGGTCAGGGCGAGAAGATAGTGGGCCTTGCGGCCCGTCACCTCGGCCGCGCGCTCGATGGTCATCCGGCCGATCACCGCCATCAGCGTGTTCTCGATCGACACGGGTTCCCGAAGCTTGGTCATGACTCGATCACCCGAAAACCCGGCGCCGATTGGGCAAGAGAATCGGCGCCGGGTCGGGTACGAGAAGACGGCAGACAAGTACGAGCCCCGCGCGACGTCGGTGGGGAGGATGCACCGCGCGGGTTCCGGCCGGTCTGCCAGCGGCCGAAGGGGGAAGGGCTTGGGTGAACGAAAAGAGCATCCGCAGCTGCTGGCCGCAGAACCTCGGCTGGAAGTTGGTCGTCATGCGCGCGCGCCTGAGTCGAGCGTGGCGCCCGCTGGCTCGGCGGCGGGGTCGACCTCGCCGGCCTTGAGGCCGAGGCGCACGGCAATGTTGTGGCTGATGCCGAAGTGGCCCTGCAGGCGCCCCGAGAGCACGTGATAGACGGTGCGGCGCGAGTAGCCGTGCTCGTCCGCCCAGCTGGCGATTGTCTGCCCGCGGCTGCGCATGGTGGCGTGAACGGCCGCGCGACGAGCGTGCGCAGGCGCGGCGCTGCCGCTGCTTTCCGGCGATTGCGAATCGTGCGGCATCTGTCATGCCTCGTTGTGGATACTGATGAGGCAGATGTGCATCGCGCACGAGACAGAGTCAACACGGATGTATCGTGGACGGTGAACTAGCCAGCCGTTTGCGACGCACACGCGAGCTGCGCGGCCTCAACCAGGCTGAGTTCGCGGCTCTCGGAGGCGTGTCTCGCAACACCCAATACACCTACGAGCAAGCGACGCGCTCGCCCGACTCTGCGTATCTGCAGCGGCTCGCGGCAAACGGCATCGACGCCGCTTACATCCTCACCGGCGTCCGCCAGGAACTCGCCGTGGAGGGCTGGGCGACCGAGCTGCTCGACCTCGCCACCCGCCTTGATCAGCCCGCCCGCGACGCGCTCCTCTTCATCGCCCGTCGCATGGGCAATGACACACACACGCTGCGGGAAGGGGGTTAAAGAGCGACGTTACGACGGCTGGAACATGTCAGCATTTACTCTTCAGAGGCAACAGCCGGACATTAAAAAGCTGGAGGATGAAGGTCTTCGAATGCTTCGAAGATGGTTCGAAGTAGTAGGTCCATTTCAGGGAAGCGCCGGCGGAGTATGGCGGGAGATCTGACTTTAGCGATTGCGTCTCGGAACGCTTTCGAGACCGCATCTTTGTCCTGTATCACACCTTGGTACCGACCGACGCTCTCGATCCATTGCGCCCAGCGGATCGGGCGCAAGGTCCCATCCTGCATCCTCAAAGACTCGCGCCCGAGGTACAGCTCAATCGGCGCGCCGGCTTTATTGACGTCCATGCGCTTTAACCCTGCGGGCCCAAGCGTGGGATAGCTGCTCGCGAGCTTTGTCTCGGGTAAGAGCATGAGCCGCACGTTGCGAGGGAAGCGCACCCCTGAAAGGGAGCGATGAGCTTCAAGGCCCGCCGCATCGTTGTCGAACAAGGCTATCATCCGGTTGCGAACCCGAGCGCCAGAGAGGACCTTGATCATCCTTGCTAGCAGCGACGCACCGCCTTCGATGCGAAACTCGTCGAAGTCCAGGAACTGATATGCGGTCGCGTACTCCGGATACATCGCGCCAAGGGCCGCACTTATCAGGCGGGTGTCGGACTTTCCCTCTGTCAGTACGATGATTTTACCAGACGCTAGATCTTCGTACTGGCCCTCGTCTTCTCGTAGCATCTGCTGAGGTGTTCGTGTGTCGTTATCATCATTATATAACGCACCGCATTCCATCCATACCGGCGCCTTAGGTGTGGCTTCTAAGAGGAGCGCGAGTTGGGCATGGGCATCATTGATTGATCGCAGCAGATCGAAGCCTGCGTAATGCCGGAGATCAACCAGAAGGCCATTAGGATACGAAGCTATGCGGCCGGACAGGCCTTCTAGCCAGTCCGAAAAGCTGATCGCCGCAATATCATTCAGTTCGTCTTCGAAGTGGCCCTCAACCCTGCTCGCGTAGGATCGATAGAATTCTAACTTGTCGTTTCGTGCTCGCTCCCAAGCGTCTTTGCAAAAGTCTGCCGTGTACCCTTGAATCAGAAGTCGCTTACGTACTGTCTCGGCCGGAGCGAGGAAGTAGTGATAGATCTTCGGCTCTTCATCATAGTAGGACTTGAGCATCCGGCGAACGAAGGCATGCGCGCGGGCTGGGGGTCTATGATGCATATCGCTCTCTGAGAAAGCGACATCGCTCCAGCCCTCCCACGAGAGGTAGCCAGCGTCCGGTACGGCTACCGAGCCTACATGCACCTCTACTTCATCGCTCATTTCCCACCGTTCGTTCCCTAGGTCTGGGTCCAGTTAGTAGCTCAGCCAGTCCATCTCTGCATCGTCAACCGCTTCAAAGCTCTCGCCATCGGCTTGCATCCGGTTGAGGTGCGCGCGCACGGCGTCGGCGTCCCCCTCGCGTGGGAAGCTGCGGTCCGATCGCGCGGCTTGTGCCAGGCGGCCGACGCCATCCTCCCGATCCCGCTGGAGCAGCAGCCACGCCGCGAAGGCCGGGCGCGGTTCGCCATATCGATCCATCTGCATGAAGTGCCTCCACTTGCCGACTCACGGCTGCGGCGTTTATCACGTTCGCATTATGTTCCTCAACGGAGTTCCCATGGCGCCAGAGTTGCAACCACGATGACGCGCCGCCGCCGGCGCCGTCGGTCCTCCTCGCCCGCCGTGCTCCTGGTTGCGATCGTCGCCGCAGCCAGCTTCTTCTGGCCGGAGCTGAAGGAGCAACTGCCCGAGCTCGAAGAGATCGCCGGCACGGCGCCCACGCGAGAGGCCAGTGGCAGCAAGCCGGCAACCGCCGGGCTGCTCGAATGCCATGTGACCAGCGTCTATGACGGGGATGGCCCGATCCATTGTGCCGAAGGGCCGAAGATCCGCCTATCCGCGATCGCCGCGCGCGAGATGAATGGGATCTGCCGACCAGGGCACCCATGCCCCACCGCCTCGGCCGGCGAGGCGAAGCGCGCGCTCGAGCGCCTGGCGCTGGGGCAGACGCTGCGATGCGAGCAGAATGGCACGAGCTATGACCGGGTGACCGCCTGGTGCTGGCGCCCGGACGGCGTCCAGCTCAACTGCGCGATGGTCGAGGGCGGCTATGCGGCGCGTTGGGAGCGGTACGATGTCGGCAGACGGCTTTGCAGCCGGCTCGGGGTCTGAGGGAAGGGGTACCGGCGGGGTATCGCCCCTGTATTGCGCGCCGGAAGCTGAGGATCTCGGCCGGGCCGTTCGGACGCGGCGGAGGGCACTTCCGCCGTCTAGGGCGCGAATTGTAGAACGGGGGCATTCGCCCCTAGGTTGAGGTTGCGGCGGATTTCAGTGCGGTGATGTACATCGAGTAGAGGATCAGGCCCCTTGCATCGGTGGCCTCGACCTTCCAATCCTGGTCGACCCATACCTGTTCGGCGTGATCCTTCAAAACTTGTCCGACGAAGCTCGCGACCTCTACGCGCAGTTCGGTGAGGCTCTCCATTTCCACCTCTGCCGCGATGGCGATGTGGGACTCAGTGCGAAGATTGATGAAGTAGGTGGTCATCGCTGGCTCCCGCTATACGTGCGCCTCGTCTAGGAAACGCCTACGCAGGGCAGGGCCTCTTGAGCGGTTAACGTACGACAGGAGCCCTCGTTTCCGCAATTGCGCGTTGCCACGCTCGGCTGGCTCGCCGGACCGCGGCGGAGGGCGTGTCCGCTGCGGTCATCCATCCTCTCACACGTAGCTCTCGACACAATCTTGCTGGTGGGCCAGCTTGGCTATCGTCGATCGGGGGGACGGGAATTGAACGAGTTAATACAGAAGACAGTCACTGAACTCGATGCTTGGGAAAAGGCGCTGAAAGCGGCGCTTCCTAACGCCGGTCAAACGCTCAACCAGACTTACGGGTGGAACATGCCATCCGTGTCTCGCGACGACCTCGTCGTCCGGATCGATACGGTCCGGGATAAGCTCGCGGCGCTTCCTGATGAGACATCAAGCCTGCTGAGAGCTGAATTGGAAGAGTCGCCGGCGCGGTTGAGCTGGGTACGGAGCAACGTCCTTCCGAACATCGCGGGGGGACACGCCGGCGTGGTCGTCGACCAGATCTTCCAAGAGTTAGATCGCCTCGAGAGAGCCATGGCTCCCAGTCTGCTCCCAGAGTGGGAGAAGCTCGCGTCAGACGGGCTGCTGCCCAGAAAGTTGACCGCACGGCTCCGTGCCGTTGAGGCACGGCTTCTTGAATTGGAGCCACGCTCTGGTGAACTCGAGCAAAAGATACGCCTCATCGATGATGCGACTGCGTCTGCAGAACAGTTGCCTACAGACTTGGCAACGTTGGCAGAAGGACGTGACCAAGTGGCCTCCACCCGGCGGCAGGTGGATGGAATGGCGACAAAAGTAACCACCTCGGTGAAGGAGGCGGAGACGGCTCTGAGGGAGATCAAAAACGTAGCATCAGAGTCTGAGAAGCTATTTGAGCGTCTTGAAGATATCTACAAGGCAGGATCCACAAAGGGCCTGGCTTCAGCTTTCTCAAAGAAGGCGGAAGCGCTTAACGCTAGCCTATACCTCTGGGTGGTCATTCTCATTGTGGACCTAATCGCGGGCGCTTGGATCGGCGCAGAGAGGTTCAAGGTCATGCAAGCCATTTTGCAGGCGGCCATGACTCCCACGGCGTTCTGGGCAAACTTCGCCTTTTCTCTGCTAAGCGTAGCAGGCCCTGTTTGGCTTGGGTGGGTAGCAACTAAGCAAATCAATCAGAGATTTAAACTCGCCGAGGATTACAGTTTCAAGGCTTCCGTAGCCTCCGCATACGAAGGCTACAAAAGCGAGGCTGTACGCCTTGATCCCGCATTTGAGAAACGGCTATTCAGTAGCGCACTAACTAGGCTCGAGGAGGCGCCGCTGCGTTTCGTCGACACTGAGAACTTCGGTACACCCTGGCATGAACTAACGTCGAGTCCGGCCTTTACTAAGGCCTTAGAGCTGGTTCCCGATCTGAAGGGTACAGTTGCCTCCATCGTTTCTAGCGCTACCGGAGCGGCTGCGGGAGCCGCGACGATGTTCAAGGTGGCTGAGGCAAAGTCGACCCTTCAGTCGAGAGACAAATCCTCAGATGACAGCGACCGCAACGACCTTTGATGCCGCTATCGGCATTCTCAACGCCTCATCCTAGCGACCTTCCTAGTCTTTCCGGGCGCAGAGCCACCACACCAGGGCCAACAAATGAGGGGAACTGCTACGCAATTGATCGCCGAGTTCCCCACCGTTCTTGAAAGCGATGGCTAGGCGAAGGCGGAGGGCCGGTCCGGGCGTCAACGACTGGAAGGGGTGGATCGCGGCGCGGCTGGTTGGAAGTCCGTCTGCTAATCTCGACCGCGCGTTCAACTTCGTTTGAGGTGCGGGGCGCCTTTACCATCGCGCGGTCGCAAACCGAGAATGCTTGTGGTTATGTATAGCGCAAAAGCCATCTAAGTCTGGGAACATGGTCTCTGGTGAAATATCGAACGCTCCTCTTAGTTGACGAAGGTAGGCGCCTTTCTGCTCTGATTTAATGCTAAAAACCATTAGGTGGGTGTTGCTTGCTAGCGTCAACGTTCCGTAAGCCTGGTCAGTCTGTATCCGACTATACACGAACTGAGAATGCTGAGCTGAAACCCGTTTCGAGACCGCAGGTGGATCCCACGTCTGCGGATGATCATGCTTACACGCAGCCTTGATGACCTCTTCGTAGGTTCCGCTAAGCAGATGCCCTTCGCCACCGCCGAGATGGTTAGAACTTATTCCAAATAGTAAGCCGGAGCGGTCAGGCTCTGTATAGCAGGCGAAAAATAGACCTACCATGATGCTACGCGTAGCATCAATCAGGCGGGTTGCGGCCCCATGATGCTGGAGGCGAGCAAGCAACTCGAAGTCTGATAGCTCTCGGCCTTCGTGGTAGCGGTAGCCGCGATGTGTCGCGCGATTGAGAAGCCACCGCTCATGGTATGCCACATCACGTTCAGTCGGCGCCGGTTCGCTCAACCGGAGCATCCTGTAGCACCCGCTGTCGAGCAGCCAGCGCTCGTCGGCTTGGCCGCGCCACATCCTGACGTGAGGGTGAGGAAAAGTGGCTTCGTCAGCAGCCACAGCGTCGAGCATCTCGCTGATAGACGTGGGCTCGAGCACGTTGCCAAAACGACGGTCGCTACGCTGTTTCATGGGAGCAGCTATCCCAAGCAAATAGGTCATGACAATCGGTCGATGGTCAGTTGAACAAGCGCTCAAAAGAACGAGGCAGGCAAGCGAGAGCGCACCGTTCGCAACGCACGCTTCTTGCCGGTAACAGCAGGGGGTAGCGTGGGGGGCACCGTTCGCAGCGAGTGCCCTGGTCTCAAGCGTTTGTGCGGTGTTCGCCCAAACACGGCGGAGGGTCTCTCCTGCGCGATCGCCCGTGGCCACAGCGACTTTCGACATGACGTCGACCCGCTCGCGTGAGTATCCGCTGGATCATACTGGCTGTTTGCAGCGTCCGGCGATAGTCTCACGGCATACATGACAGGGGGCACAATGACCGATCCCAAGGTGTTCAATGAACCGAGCAACGTTGAGGCCGAGGGGGCTGTGGTCCACGTTCAAGGCCCGTCAGACGCCGACATGTCGCTGACGCCGAAAGCTGCACTGGAAACCGCCAACCGTCTCAGCGAAGCGGCAGTGGAGGCGCTGATGCATCAAGCTTCCGCAAGTAAGACAGGAGGCTAGGCACGGCGTCCGCTTTCCCGCTGCCTCTGCTGGAACATGGAGGAGGGCGTCTCCGCCGCCGCGCACGATGCGGTTACGAGAATATTGCTTTTAACAGCGCTGGTTCGGGGCCTAGGCGACGGCGCGCTTTTGCCTCGGGTCGGCTGCAACCACCCGGTTGCGACCGGCAGCCTTAGCTCGCAGAAGCGCTGCATCCGCCGTCTGCACAATCTTGTCGGCTCCGCACACCTCTGGAGTGCTGGAAACGCCGAACGATGCGGTGATTGCCCCCAGGTCCTTGCCCTCATGCTCGATCCGCAGCGCAGCGATGCGCCCCCGTACCTCTTCGGCCCGCTCGCGGGCTTGGTCGAGAGTCAGGCCGGGCAGGAGGAGCAGGAACTCCTCACCCCCGAACCGGAAGGCCAGCGCGCCCTCCCGGCTCGATCCCTTGAGGGCAACGCCCACCTCGCGCAGCACAGCATCTCCAGCATCGTGACCGAACGTGTCGTTGATCCGCTTGAAATGATCGACGTCCATCATGACGCAGCTCAGCGGACGCTCTCCAGCCGCCAGTTCCAGGCCGAGCACCGCGTCCAGATGACGCCGATTGGCAAGCCCGGTGAGCGGGTCAGCCATGGCCATCTCTCGCAATGCATCTCTGAGGCGCAGGTTGGCGACCGCCAAGCCGATGTTCTCGGCCAGCATCGTCAGATACACGTCTGATCGCGTCGGCGCCTGCTGCGCATCGCCGCGACTTTCGAGGTAAAGCAGGCCCAGGATCTCGCGCTGCGCCGTGAGCGGCAGACAGATGAAGTCTGCCTCGTCACCGCCTCCGGCCTGCAGGTGATCACAAGCAACGTCGACACTTTGACCACCAGCTCGGTGCGGCAAGCCGCGCCGCAACGCCCAGCAGGAGAGCGGCGAAAACTCCGATCGCGAATGCACCGGGTCAAGCCAGGAGCAGACCTCCACCATCGCCTGGCGCGGCTTGTCGAGGAGGTAGAGCTTGCCCGCGTAACCCAGAGCGATCTGCGGGGTGAAGCGCTCGATCACGCCTTTGAGATCGTGGAGCGTGTCGCTTGCCTGCATCCGCTGCGTCATGCGGGACAGCAGGTCCCGCATGCTCCGATCGGCATCCCGTTCTTCTTCCAGTCTCAGCCGTTCCAGGCCGTTCTCGCGGAAGATCCCGATCGCCTGCGCCATGTCCCCGATCTCGTCGATCTGCTCAAGGTTCGGAGGCACGGCCGCATAGTCCTGTGCGGCCAGTCGCTTCACCACATCGCTCAGCTTCACGACGGGATGGAGCACCCGCCGCCTGAAGATGAAAAAGAGGACGCACAGGAACAGGAGTGCCGTGATTGCGAGAACGACCTCCGAAACGGTCCGCCAAAGCCTGGCCACCCTCGTGGCCGCGGCCACTTCCGTTTCGGTCCGCTGGTCCAACCGATATTGAAAGCGCTCGAACAGGCTGTTGGCCCGCTCCAGTTCCCGCTCATAATTCGGGCTGAACACGATCTCGACAGCGCTGAGCTTGTCCCCCTTCAGGCGCGCGGCGACGGCGGCTTGCTGCTCGTCCTGCAGGTCATCGAGCACCCTGAGGGCATCCTTCAGAGCCTGCAGTTCGTCCGGACCCGCGCCGACATCCTGCACTCGGCGTATGCGATGCTCGATCGTGCGAAGTTCGCTCCTGCCACGCTCGTACGCGGCAAGATCCGCGGCGCTGCCGGTGACGACGAACTGGCGAGCCCAGCCGCTGAGACTGGCTTCCAGCATGGCAACCTCCGAGCTCGCCTGATCCAGCGCATATCGCTGCGCGACAGCCGCTCGCTCCTCGTTCTGCGCCTGGGAGGCGAGCAGCATGGTGCCGCCAGAAAGCAGGGCAAGTGCTACTGTCGCTCCATAAGCCCAGTTCGTGATGGTCGCGAGTCTCACCTCGCAAGTGCTAGAGCGCTAGGAGCTTAGTTTCCGTTAAAGGGCGAGCAGGGATGCTGGCCGCTCCCCGGAGGCGGTATGTGGGGCTGCTCATGAGGTGAGCTGCCCTCAGGATTGCCGGATCCTTTGCTGTCCGCTTCTGAGAAGCCCCCAAGCGCGGCGAGAACTCCGCATCTGGGCGTTTCCTGCCGTTGCCGTTCGGGGGTATCGCAGGGGTATCACTCGGCGGTAGCGGCTCTTGAACCTCGGTTTTCTGCGGTGTCTGCCAGAGCAGGGCGGACAGCATCTCCGCCGTGGCGAACCTTCGCGAGATGGCTGGCTTCTACGCGCGGTCAGCTTCGCGTGCCTGTTTGCTTGCCACCCGGTTGGCGCGTTGCTGAGCCAGCTCTGATCGCAGCGCATCCAACGTTGCGTTTGCCTCGGCCGCGGGGAGGTGCCGATGGAGCAGCCTCGCTACCAGCTGCTCCTGCAGGAGGATCAGCCGCTCGCTCGCGGCAATCTGCGCGTCGATCATGTCCAAATCTGTGGCGGAGCACTTCGGCATTGCGACCCATCTGGGTACCCGGCGCGGGCGGCCCAATAGCAATATAGCACGCGCGGCTCGCCGGGCGCCTCCCGGGCGCGCGGAGTGCCGTTGAAATGTTGGATTTCGTCCTCTGTAAGCCTGTCGATGGGACGGGTTGTCGTGAAAAATCTGTGGGACTTCCGGAGGCATGGCGCGCACGTTCGCGTCAGCTGCTGCCACTATCGCTGCCGACATGAGACGATTATGCGCGTCGCGCCGCTGATCCAGCTCTTCATGAAGCGACGCTGGAACACGGACCTTACGATCGCCGGATCTTGGTTCCGGTGTAAGCGCTGCGGCCGGCGCGGCGCGCACCTCGAAATGGCGTCGCCGCATCTGGCGCCGCACCTCCCGCCGCCGTGAGGGGACTAGTGCAAAAGCTGGCGAAAATTACAGATTCGCCCTATGTTCTTCCGAGGGGGAATTGAGGGGAAACCATGGGTGTGCCGATGCAGGCGTCCGTAGCCGCGGCGCCGGTACTTCGCGTGAGCCGCAAGGACCAAGCGTACCACTTCATCACCGACTTCATGAAACGCGCCGGGCACAGCCCGTCCATTGTGGAGATCGCGCGAGGACTTGATGTCAGCCGGACCAGGGCGAAGGCATTGGTCCACCAGCTCGCTGTCGCGCAGATGATCGAGCGCACCCCCGGGGCCCAGCGTGGGATCGTCGTACCTGGCCTCAGCCGCGAGCTGGCGCTCGAGGAGTTGCGGCGGGCCGGCTACATCATCGACGAAGAGATCAAGGAGGCGCGGCGCCTTCCCCCGTTCCCACAAGGGCATCTGCCGCTGGTGGCCGTGATCGAGCATGTGCCCGACGTAGCCAGCGAGGATCCCGATGCCGAAGCCCCGGACGCAGAGCGCGACGATCGCGCCGACCTTCACCCCGACTGAGCGGGAGCAGCAGCGCGTCGCGCACCTGGTGTTGGGTGCGCCGCGCCCTCGGCCGGGCGCGAACCGCCTCCGCAAGGGGAAGGTGCCCGCCAGCATCCCGCTCGCGCCGGGCATCGAGGAGCGGGTCGCTCTACGCGAACGCTGGTCGCAGAAGGCGCAGGGCACCCCGGAGACGCACGAGCACGCGGCGGCCGAAGCGAAGCGCGACGGCGCGCTCGCGCGCCTGGTGCAAACCGGCGCGATCGACGGTCACCAGCTCGCGGCCGCGGAGAAGATCCAGGAGGCCTATCACTCGATCGTCGCCGACGTCGCTGTGCGGACGGCGAAGCTCGAGCCGCGCGGCAGTGGCGGCGGGCCAGATGCGGCATCGGCTGAACGGATCTCCGCCGTGATCCGCGAGCGCAACTACACGCAGTGGCGGGAGCGCGTCGGGCCGTACGGCGCGATGCTGCTGGCGATCATCGTCGACGACATGGGCCTGACGGCCGCGGCGCGGCGCTGGCGCCTCTCGAACCGCAGGGCTCGCGCGATCCTGGTCGCCGCCCTGGACTGCTGGGGCCGCTGCTAGACGTGCCCTTGTGGACAGTGCCCCAAAGGGCACGGCGCAAAGCGGTCACGTAACGGCCAAATCGACCCCGCCACAGCTGCATCCAGCGCCCGCCGCCCGACCCCTCGGGTGCGCGGGCGCTGCGCCATCGGGGAGAGCTCATGTGACCGTGAACGTTGCCGACCCGTTTCGGGCCGCCGCGCTGAAGCTCAGCGCCTACCGCCGCAAAACGATCGTGGAGCTGACGCGGGATCAGCCGCTCCTTCGCCAAGCCGCCCTGCAGCTGCGCAAGGTGGTCCGCGGATCCAAGCTGCCCCGCCGATTGCGCCGGAAGGCGCAGCTCGGCCTTTGCGGCAGCTTCTGATCGTGGCCACCGCCCAGTCGCGCCCGAGCCTGGCCGATCAGCTCGAACGCATCACCCCGCGGTTCGACGCGCTGACCCAGCGGGCGCGGCTGGGCAACCTGACCCATGCCGACTTCAACGAGCTTGAAGAGCAGGCACAGACGATCGCCCGCGACCTGGTCGCGCCGTTCCGCGGCCGAGGCTCCCGACCGGTCGCCGCGCCGCTGCACGTCAGCGCCGACGGCACGAAGGCGAGCTGGTAATGGCGATCCCCCGCGAAGCCATGCAGCGCGCCGTCGTCGGCCATCCGGACGACGCCCTGATCGGGCTGCCCGTCAGCCTGGTGCGCGAGATCCTCGCCATCCTTCCGGTCGAGCGGATCCGCCACCTCAACACCAACACGCCGGCGGAAGCCGCAGGAGTAGCGGCATGACGCAAGCGTCCGCCATCAAAACGCCGCGCACGATCGCTAAGGCGACCGAGCTGCTCGACCTGTTCGCCACCAACACCGGTGCACTCGAGAAGATCGAGGCGGACCGCAACGCGGAGATCGCAAAGATCAACGCGGCGGCCGACGCGCTGGCGGCGCCACTGGTTGCCGAACGGGACAGGATCCACGCGGTGATCGCGATATGGTGGAAGACAGCCGCAGCCGAGATCACCAAGGGCAAGCGCAAGTCCGCCGAGCTGGGCGGCTGCATGCTTGGCACCCGCTCCGGCCGCACGACGCTGGCGATCGCCGGCAATCCGGAGGCGGTGCTGGTCGAGCTGCAGGCGGCGCGTTGGGCCAAGCCTTACGTCCGCACCACGCACGCGATCGACAAGCCCGCGGCGCTGAAGGCGCTCGACGGGCCGCACGCGACCAAGCTGTCCGCGCTCGGCTTCTCCAAGCAGGAGGGCGAGGCGGTGTTCTTCCTCGAGCGTGTGGCGCAGGCCGGCACCGTCGCCAGCACCCAAGGCTGACGCATGGCGGTGCAGCCGCCGAAGTTCGGGGCCCGGCCATCGCGGCCGCGCAAGGCGTGGACGCCGAGCGGCCCGTACAAGCACAAGCGGATCCGCGGCCGCGCCGGCGTGAAGCTGCGCAAGCAGGTCCGCGAGGAGGAGCCGCTCTGCCGGACCTGTCTCGAGAACGGCCGGACCAGGGCGACCCAGGAGGTCGACCACGTCGTGCCGCTGAGCCGAGGCGGATCCAACGCCCGGTCGAACCTGCAAGGCCTCTGTGAGCCGTGCCACAAGGCGAAGTCCGAGCGCGAGCGCGCCATCGGGGCCTGACCCGCGCCGCGGCGCTCCTGGGGCTTCCTAGGCGCTCCTCGACGCCGCCAGCGCCGGCACCTCAGCAGGCGGCCGGCGCCCCCCCCCCGGGGGGGGCGATCTCTGGGATTCGGCCGGGGCGGACACCGCTTGCCAGGTTCCTTTCTACGCGGGCGAATTCAAAACCCTTTTTGTACGGAGGTTCGGCATGGGGAGCGGTGGGTCGCGCCCCGGTGCTGGGCGCAAGCGGAAGTCGCCGGCGCTGGCGATGACGGCAGCAGAGCGGGCGAAGCTGCCAGCGACGATCGGCGGCATGGTGCCGCCGCTTCACCTGTCGGATCTCGCGCAGCTCCTGTTCAACGGGATCGCCACGCTTCTGCACGCCGAGGGGCGAGCCGAGCCGCGGTTCGCGCAGCACGTCGCCTTGCTGGCGATGCGGCTCGAGCAGGTCCAGCGCTTCCAAGCGGTCCTGGAGACGGCCGGCGACACCTGCACGAGCCGGTCGGTCCGCAAGGTCGATGGCGAACCGGTGGTGCAGGAGATGATCCGGGCTCGGCCGGAGGTTGCGATGCTGTCGGACGCGATGCGCCAGGCGCAGTCGCTGCTGGGTGAGCTGATGCTCAACCCGTCGGCCGCTCTCAAGATCGCGTCGGGCAAGCAGGAAGCCGCCGGCGAGTTCGACGACTTCTAGGATGGTGCGCGCTCCGGCGGCGGGAACGCCACCGCGCGACTATCCGGCGATCGCGCGCAAGTACGCGGCCGACGTGGTCGCGGGGACGATCCCTGCCGGCAAGTTCATCCGGCTGCAGTGCCAGCGCTTCCTGGACGAGCTGAAGCTCTCCGAGACCGCACTGTTCCCTTATCGGTTCGACGAGGCGCGCGCCGCCAAGCCATGCCGGTTCATCGAGAAGCTGCCCCACACCAAGGGCGAGTGGGCAAGGCTGAAGAAGCGGCTGACGCTCGAGCCCTGGCAGATCTGGAACCTTTGCGTCGTCTTCGGATGGCTCCACAAGGAAGGGGCGGAAAAGGACTGCCGGCGGTTTCGGCGGTGGCTGCTGGTGGTGCCGCGCAAGAACGGCAAATCGGCGCTGGCCTCTGGCGTGGCGCTCTACATGCTGTGCGCCGACGACGAGTTCGGCGCCGAGATTTATTCCGGCGCGACCAACGAGAAGCAGGCGTGGGAGGTGTTCCGCCCTGCGCGCTTGATGGTGCAGCGGCTCGAGCCACTCCGGAAGCGGTTCAAGATCGAGCTGCTGGCGAAGACGCTGCACCGGCCCGACGATGGCTCCAAGATGGAGACCATCATCGGCGACCCGGGCGACGGGCAGTCGCCGAGCTGCTCGATCCACGACGAGTATCACGAGCACGTCGACGACGGCCAGGTCGACACCATGATCACCGGCATGGGCGCGCGATCGCAGCCGATGCAGCTGCTGATCACGACCGCCGGCGAGAACCTGGCCGGGCCATGTTACGCGATGGTCCTGGAGGAGCGCGAGAAGCTCGCCGGGATCGGTCACAACGGCGGCCCGCCGCTGGAGGATACGACCTTCTTCGCCGAGTATGCGGCGGACGAGGGCGACGACTGGAAATCGCCGGAGACGCTGGCGAAGGCCAATCCCAACATCGGGATCTCGGTCAAGCTCGAGTATCTGCTGGCACAGCAGCGCGACGCCGTGGAGAGGCCGCGCAAGCGCGGTGTCTTCAAGACCAAGCACCTCAACCTCTGGGTTGCGGCCAAGACGGCCTACTTCGACATCGAGGCCTGGCGCAGGTGTGCCGATCCGGAGATCCCGGTCCGCTTCATCGACGCCGAGCAGCTCGAGCGCTTCGCCGGCCGGCGCTGCATCCTGAGCCTCGACCTCGCGAGCAAGCTCGACATTGCCGCGCTGGAGTATCTGTTCCCGCCGATCGGCGACAAGCCGACGAAGGAAGACCCGTTCATCCGCCTGGGCCGGTACTTCCTGCCCGAGCGAACCGTCGAGGACGTCAGCGCCTACCAGGGCTGGCACGCGCAGGGCCTGCTCGACGTCTCGCCCGGCAACATCACCGACTATGAGGAAATCGAGCTGGCGATCGACGACGCGCGCGAGCGCTTCGACGTCGAGACCATCGCCTACGATCCGGCGCAGGCGACGATGCTCGTCACCCGGCTGATGAAGAAGGGCGCCCCGGTTCTCGAGGTCCGTCCGACCGTCGTCACCTTCTCCGATCCCATGAAGCAGCTGGACGCCTTCATGCGGGCAGAGCTGATCGCCCACGCCGGCTGCCCGGTGATGGAATGGGAAGTCGCCAACGTCGTCGCCCAGCTGGACGCCAAGGACAACGTCTACCCGCGCAAGCCGCGGGCCGAGGCGAAGATCGACAACCCGGTCGCGCTGATCGCCGCTCTCGCGGTGGCGCTGTCCGGCGAGGCCGAAGAGGGCTTCGAATACACGGGGATTTGAGCATGGGAATGATGGACCGTGCTCGCGCTGCCGCGCGGGCGTTACGCGCGCCGGCAGCGTCCGCCAGTGCTGGCGATACTGGTTTCAGCAACGTGTCGATCGCGACCGGCGCGGAGATCGCCGGCGGCCAGATGTCGGCGGGCACCAATGAGCTGAACGACACAGGCGGAATGACCGTGCTGAACCTGCTCGGGGCGAAGCGCGGCAATGCGCCGATGAGCGAAAGTCGGGCGCTGAGCGTGCCGTCGGTGCTACGTGCGCTCGAGGTGCTGTGCGGCCTCTACGCGATGACGCCGTGCCACTATTACCGGCGCACGCCCGAAGGAAAGATCCGCGTCGACGACGCGCCCCAGGCACAGATGATGCTCACCAGCGCGAACGCGGTGCAGCCGGCGTTCCTGCTGAAAGAGCTGATGATGGGCGACCTGCTGATGCGCGGCCGCTTCGGCGCGTACATTCATCGCGACCAGCTCTACCGGCCCAAGGCGCTCAGCCGGTTGCTGCCGGACGCCATCGCCCCGGTCCAGCATTGGGACGAAACCGACGGGCTGGAGATGTTCTACGACGCGCAGCTGCCGGATGGGTCGCGCCGGCGCCTGACGCGCAACGAGATCTGGTACGTGCCCGGCTTCAGCCGGGATGGCCTGGTCGGTGTCAATCGCCTGCAGCTGCTCGCCGATGCGTTCGAGGGTGCTGCGGCCACCAACGAGTTTGCGGCTCGGTTCTGGGACAACAACGCGCAGCCCTCCACGGTGCTGACGACCAAGGCCAAGGTCGACCGCGAAGAGAAGCAGCGGATCCGCAACGACTGGCAGCAGCGCTTCTCCGGACCGCGCAACGCAGGCGCAACCGCGGTCCTCGATCAGGAGATGAAGGCCGAGTTCCTCTCCCACAACAACAAGGACGCGCAGTACATCGAGACGCGCACCTTTTCCGTTGTGGAGGTGGCGCGCGCCTTCGGGGTTCCCCCGCACGTCCTGTTCGAGCTGAGCCGGGCGACCTTCACCAACATCGAGCACCAGAGCCTCGAACTCTACCTGCACTCGATGCTGGGGCATTTCGAGCGCGCGGCCGCGCACCTGAACCACCAGTTCGCCGAGCCGGGCCACTATTTCGAGTTCCTGCCCGAGGTGATGCTCAAGGCGGATCTGAAGAGCCGCTTCGAGGCGTACAAGATCGGCATCGATGCCGGCATCCTGAATCCGGACGAAGCCCGGGACATGGAGAACCGCAACCGGCGTCCAGGCGGCGAGAAGTACCGTGTCGGCTCCGGCTCCACGATCGAGGGCCAAGCTCCCATCACCCCCGTCAATCGCCCGCCCGAGCCCGCGCGCGAGTCCGAGGAGGACGAATGAACCAGCATGTTCTGGCTGCGATCCGGTCGCAGCCCTGGGCGATCATGCCCGGCTATCTCGAGGCGATCGAAGCGATCGCGCTGCGCGTCCTCGACGACCCGGCCGTCCTGGCGCTGAAGGACGACGGGCACCAGGAGCGCCAGCTCTCCGCCGTCGCCGCGATGGGCGAGCGCGCGCCGGGTACGCGCAGGGCGATGCTTCGCGACGGGATCGGCATGCTGCCGCTGCTGGGCCCGGTGTTTCCGCGCTCGAACATCATGACGGAATATTCCGGCGCCGCGTCACTCGACATCGCTGCGGCCGATCTGCGCGCGCTGCAGGCGTCGCCTGACGTCCGCCAGATCCTGATGGTGATCGACAGCCCGGGCGGCGCGGTCGCTCAGGTCAACGACTTCGCGCGCCTGGTCGCGGCTTCACCCAAGCCGATCTCGGTGCACGTGACCGGCCTGTGCTGCTCGGCCGCCTACTGGATCGGCAGCTCGGCCGCCGGCGGTATCAGCCTGGACCCGACCGGGGTTGTGGGCTCGATCGGCGTGCTGATCTCCACCTCCTACCAGGTCGATCCCGACGCCAACGGCCGCCGCGACCTCGAGATCGCCAGCACGAACGCGCCCAACAAGCGCCCGGACCTGTCGACGCCCGAGGGGCAGGCGGTGGTCCGGAGCATGCTCGACGGCATCGAGGACATCTTCATCCAGACTGTGGCCCGCGGCCGTGGCGTGACCGAAGCGACGGTGCGCAACGAGTTCGGCAAGGGCGGCACCCTCACCGGAAAGGCGGCCAAGGCTGCCGGCATGGTCGACCGGATCGAGGCCGACGGCCTCGACGGTGCGATCCGCCGGCTCGCCAAGGCCGGACCGGCAACGCCACGGCGGACGGCCGCGGCGAATACCCTGACGCTCGCGCAGATCCGCGCGGGCGCATAACCACCAAGGAGACGTGTCCATGCGCATCACCGCGCTCAAGACCAACCTGGCGGCCGTCGTCGCAGATATGGACGGCTTGCTCGAAGCAGCCGCCAACGACAACGGCCGCGACCTGACCGCCGAGGAGCAGGCGACCTTCGACGCGAAGACGGAAGAGGCGAAGGGCCTGCAGGCCAAGATCGCCAAGGAAGAGCAGCTGCTCGCCCTCAAGTCGTCGGCCGCTACCCCGGTGACCGTGCCCGGCAACACCGCCGCCGCTTCGCAGCCGGGCACCGTGCCGGCCGCCGTGGCTGAGAAGATGGATCCTGGCGTCATGGTCGGCCGCGTGGCGATCGCGATCGCCGCGACCGGCGGCCAGGACCAGCGCGCGATGGCGGCCCATGCGCAGGGCATCTGGGGCGACCAGACCGGTCAGATCGTCGCCAACATGGAGCAGTCGACCGCCACCAAGGGCGGTTATCTGGTCGACACGGCGTACAGCCAGGACTTCATCGAGCTGCTGCGGCCGCAGGTGACCATCCGCAAGATGGGCGCCCGTTCGGTGCCGATGCCGGACGGCAACCTCACCATGCGCAAGCAGACCGGCACGAGCCAGGCCGGCTATGTCGGCGAGCGCGAACCGGCGCCGACGACCGGCTTCCCGGTCGGCCAGGTGAAGATGTCGGCCAAGACGCTGCGCGCTATCGTGCCGATCACGAACCAGCTGATCCGCCGCGCGTCGTTCGGTGTCGATGCGATGGTGCGTGACGACCTGGTCACCAGCGCCGCGATCAAGGAAGACCAGCAGTTCACCCGCGGCACCGGATCGGACCTGACGCCGGCGGGCCTGCGCTCGCTGATCCCGGCCTCGCACGTGCTCACGGTAGGTGCGGACTCAAAGCTCGAGACCGTCACCTCCGATCTGGCCCGCCTGCGGCTGAAGGTGGTGAATTCCAACGTGCCGATGGCGAAGTGCGGCTACATCATGAGCCCCACCGTCGCGATGTTCCTGGAGAGCTTGCGCGACGCCAACGGCAACAAGGCGTTCCCGGAGGTCGAACAGGGCCGCCTCGGCATCTACCCGATCGGCCTCACCACGTCGGTGCCGGACAACCTCGGGGAGGCTGGCGACGAGTCGGAAATCTACTTCGGCGACTTCCAGCAGTTCCTGATCGGCGACACCTACCAGGTGACGCTCGCTGCCTCGACCGAGGCTGCCTACGTTGAGGACGGCGAGATCAAGTCGGCGTTCGCGCAGGACGAGACGCTTATCCGTCTGATCCAGGAGCACGACACGCAGCTGCGCCACGACACCGCGTTCGCGGTGCTGACCGGCGTGAAGTGGAAGCCGTAACCGGCTCCGCCACCCACCACCGTCAACATGCGAGGGGCGTCCTGCGGGGCGCCCTTCGCGCATCTGGAGAGCCGCAATGGCCGTGAAGTTCCTCCGCCAGTGCCAGCAGGGCACCCTCTACAACAAGGGCGAGGTCGCCTCGTTCGACGCCGAGACCGAAAAGCGCCTGGTCGACCAGAAGTTCGCCGAGACCGTGAAGGCGAAGCCGGCAGAGAAGCCCGCCGCGTGATCCTGTCCGGGTCGGCCCAGCGCCGGCCCGGGCTCTTCCCCAACGCCGATGGAGGTGCGCCATGCTTCTGGTGACGATCGACGCTGCGAAAGAGCATCTAAAGCTCGACGACGGCGAGGCAGATGATGCCCGTCTCGAGAGCCTGATCCTTGCGGCCCAGGCGACGATCGAGGACGAACTCGGCCGACCCCTGATCGGAGAAGGCGGGTGGCAGGATGCCGCCGCAGTCCCGGCAAACGTGATCCACGCGATCAAGTTGGTGCTGGGCGAGTTCTTCCTCAGCCGCGAGCTGGGGCAGATCGACCTTGGCGTCGTGCGCGTCCTGGTCGGCCGCCACATGCGCGTCAGCGTCGGCTGATGGCCGCGAAGAAGCGCCTCGGCGCCGGCAGATTGCGACATCGCATCGAGATCCGCCGGCGCTCGCGGGAGAAGGACGGCAAAGGCGGCTACACGGACGTCTGGACGTCGATCGCGAAGCCCTGGGCCGAAGTCGTCAGCCTCGATGGCAAGGAAGGCATGGCCGAGCACGTGCTGCAGGGCGCGTCGAGCTACCGGATCCGGATCCGTCACCGCGAAGGGATCAACACCAACGACCAGGTGCGCCACGGCGCCCTCGAGCTGAACATTACGTCGGCCGTGGATCCGGACGGAATGCGCGAACAGCTGGTGATCCTCGCCACGACGGCCGCGGCGGTGAAAGCCGGCTGATGGCTGGCCGGAAATCCCGCGTCGAAGGGCTGCTGGAAGCGCAGGCCCTCTTCGAAGCGCTGCCCACGGCCGCGCACGAAGAGCTTGCCGTCGAGATGGGGATCCTCGGCCGCGAGATCCTCGCGGCGCAGAAGAACGACGTCGCCAAGGATACCGGCGCGACGGAGGCCTCCCTCTCGCTGCGGCTGCTGCTGAGCAAGCTCAAGCTGCAGGTCGGCGCGCTGAGCGGCGCCAACTATCGAGGCACCCGCAAGCTCGATGGCCTGGTCCCCCGGCTGATCGAACATGGTCGGGACGGCCAGACGGTCGTCGTTACCCGGCGGGTCAAGAAGCGGCGGGTCACCGGCAACGGCAAGACCAGCACGCGCAAGGTCCAGTACCTGGGCGCGAGCAATCGGCTCCGCCGCCGGGGCCCCAACGCGGGCACGCCGATCGGCAGCCCCTACAAGATGCGCGTGAAGGCGCAGGGCGCCCGCCCGTTCGTGGCGCAGCCGCTGCTGCAGGAAGTCGCCGAGGCGCACCTGTCGGAATTCTGGAGCCAGGCGCTCACGCGGGCGGGGAGCAAGCCATGAGCGACGTCGTCGACCTCCTCTCGGCCACGTCGGACGGCGTGTTTGCGCTCCTCGACGCGGCGATCGGCAGCGACGCCGTCGAGGTGACCACCGAAACGCCGCAGCTCGAGCCGGGCGACACGACGGAGCGGCAGTTCGTCCTGATCGGCGACATCGATGTCGGCAACGACGGCGGCAAGGGCGAGCAGGCCGAGCGCATCACCGTCCAGGTGGTCGTGATCTATCGCGGCACGCAGCGGTCCAAGCTGCACGCCCTGATGCACCAGGTGCGCGTCGCGCTCGAGGACCAGGTGCCGGCGATCGCCGGCGTCCAGTTCGGCTCGATCGACTGGGCGGGAGGCGCCTCGAGCCCCTCCGCCCGGGACGGCATCACCTACGCCGGCATCCAAGAATTCGAAGTCAACGCAGAGCCGGCGTGAGCCGGAAGAAGGAGCACCCATGGCAAACGAACAAGGCAAGGACTGGCGCGTCCACATCAAGAGCGGCGCCAGCGCATTCATCCCGATCGGCGGCGAAACGTCCTTCGACTGGGCACGGTCGAGCGCCGAGCAGGACCAGAGCGACAAGGACAGCGGCGTCTATGGCGCCACGACGTACGGCCAGCAGAAGATCAGCTTCAAGGTGGCAGGCAACCTCAAGCTGCCCGACGCCGGCTTCACGGCGGCCGAGGCGGCTTCGAAGCTCTCGCCGCCCGAGATCGAGGTTCAGATCAAGCGCGGCAACGTCATCAAGTTCCAGGGCATGATCGCCATCGGCAACTTCTCGGCGAGCTTCCCGAAGGATGGTCCGGCGACCTATTCGATGGACATGGCCAATGCGGCGGCGCCGACGATCGACAACCTGTCGGCCGTCGCGCCCGCCGCATGAGCGGCGCCAATCCCGAGCGGGGCGAGCACGAACTCGCCCTCGCCGGGGTGAAGTACCGGCTGCGGCCGTCGTTCGATGCGGTCCGCGCGATCGAGGCCAAGACCGAACCCCTGATGATCCTGGTGCAGCTGGCCAATCGGTTCCAGCTGACCCTCGACCAGCTGGGCGTCGTCGCTTGCGAGTTCATCCGCGCCGGCGCCGAGGAGAACGACCACGCGAGCAAGGCGGTCGCTCCGGAGCGGCTCGCCGAGCTGATCTACGAGGAAGGCGCCACCCTGGTGACCGCCCGCCTGACCGTGTGCCTCGCAGATGCAGCGTCGGGCGGGCGCAAGGCATCGGGGGAAGCGAAGGCGGTAGCGGGGAGCTGAGCTTCCCCTACCGCCGCCTGATGGGGCTCGCGTCGGACGCCTTCGGGTGGACGATCGAGCAATTCTGGCGATCGACGCCCCACGAGTGGTGGGCGTTGATCGAAGCGCGACAGGAGGCCGTGAAGGCCCAGTCGCGGATCTAATCGACGGAGGCGCTTATGGCCGCACGCAACAGCGCGCGCCGGGACCTGTTCCTGCAGGTCTCGGGCTCCGTCGATCCGCTCAAGGCGATCCTGAAGTCCGGCAGCTCGGCACTGGTCGAGTTCAAGGGCGACGCGGAAAAGCAGCTCGACGCCGTCGAGAAGTCGCTGCGCGAGATCGGCGGCGCCGGCTCCGGCGATGCCGCAAAGCAGATCGCCTCGAATTACAACGCGGCGTTCCGCGAGATCCGGCGCAATGCCCAGGAAGTGGCCGGCGCCGGCAACGGCAGCGACGCCCTGCTGATCGTCAACGCACGGGCAGCGCGCGACGCGGCGCTGGCGGCCGAACAGCGCGCGGCCGCGCTTCGCGTCGTCGCGGAAGCGGCCCGGGCGGAGGCTGTCGCGCAGGGCGGCACCAATGCCGTCCTGGTCCAGTACGCGGCCGCGGCGATGGCGGCCGAAAAAGAGACCACCGACTACGCGATCGCGCTTCGCAACCAGGCGAACACGCTGACCGCGGTCGAGGGCAGGATGGGCGCGCTGGTGCCCGCCGGCGAGAACATCACGAAGATGAGCGGCCAGGCACGCGCCGGCATGCAGCAGCTCAGCTACCAGCTGGGCGACGTCGCCACGCAGTGGTCGATGAACACTCCGCTCGCCGTCATCTTCGCGCAGCAAATCGGGCAGGTGACCCAAGCGATCGGGCTCGTCGCAGGCGAGGCCAAGGGCTTCATCGGCTTCATGGGGGCCCCTGGGGCATGGCGATCGCCGCGGCCCTGGTCGTGATGACGCCGCTGGTCGCCAAGCTGCTCGAGGGCGGCGACGCGCTCAAAAAGGAAGTCGACGAACTCAAGAACAACGCCCAGGCTGCGGCGCTGGCCGACGAGGCGAAGAAGGCGTTCGCCAAGACCGAAGCCGGGATCATCGACGACGTCTGCAAGCTGACGGAGGAGATCGATCGCCAGAACGATTCGCTGCGGACCAATGCCGAGCGGCTGAACGCCCGCGCCAACAAGGACCTGGACGATCTGCGCGACAAGCGCGCGCCGGCGGCCGAGAAGGTCGCCACGGCGCAGGCGAACCTGGCGGAAGCCAAGCGGGGCGGCCCAGGGCAGGGGCTTGCGAGCCTCACCTACGCCCAGCGGCAGTATGATCGGTTCAAGGCCGAGCTGGACGCGATCGACAAGGGGATCGTCGCAGCCGAGCGGGCCCTGGCCAAAAGTCGGGCCGGCCTGGCCGTCGAGCAGTCGGCCGCCGACGTCAAAGCCTTGGCCACGCCGCAAGGGCGGCTCGATCGCGACTTCGCCGACGCGAAAGAGAAGCTGCAGCTCGAGTACACGCAGAAGATCGTCGTGGCGAAGACCGACCTCAACAAGCAGCAGGCGCTCACCAACGAGCTGACGCGCAAGCAGCTGGCGCTGCAGACGAAGTACGATGCCGACACCGCGGCCGAGCAGAAGCGGCAGTCGGCTGCCCGGGCCGCCTCGAGCGGCTCGCTCACGCCCGCGGCCGTCGGCAAGATGCTGCAGGAGCAGTTCGGCGGCACCGTCACCTCCACCACCGGCGGCAAGCACACCAAGAACAGCTTCCACTATCGCGGCCAGGCGCTCGATTGGGTGCCGGCCGGCGGCATGGGGAAGGTCAGCAAGCAGGAGATCCGCAGCTACCTCGAGGGGCAGGGGATCGACATCAAGGAGCTGCTCGGGCCCGGCGACAAGGATCACAACGACCACTTCCACGTCGCATTCTCGAAGACCCAGCGCGGGCAGGACGCGGTCGACCAGGACCGGGTGCGCCGCGATCAGGCGGAGGCGAGCCGGGAGCAGGCCTATGCCAACCAGCTGCGCTCGGCCCAGGACGACTTCTACCAGGCTCAGGTGGCGCTGGCCGCCGGCGCCGAGCAGCGCGTCGAGATCCAGATCGAGCAGCTGCAGGCGGCAAAGGTCCAGCGCGACCAGGCTCTCGACGCCCAGGTGAAGGCCGGCAAGCTCGAGGTCGCGGAAGCCGAGAAGCTGAAGACGCTGAACGCTCAGACGCTGCTGGCGCGCGAGATCGTCGCCTACCGCGAGGACGAGAAGCGCAAGGAGAGAAAGCGGCAGGAGCTGCTCGACCAGGCACTGGAAGTGGGTCGGGCCGAGCAGGACCGGCAGCGGTCACTCCTCGAGCTGCAGGGCCAGTACGCGACCACCCTCGCGCAGCGCCGGAACAACGCGCAGGAGCTGCTCGACATCGAGCTTCAGCAGCGCCGGGATCTGGCGAAGCGGAAGACGCAGAGCACGGACGAGGGCACCCGCGCCGACGGTGCGCGGGATCTGGAGCAGATCGACCAGGAGGAGCCGCTTCTGCGCGACCAGGTCGATCGCGAATATGCCGGACCGCTGGACCAGTACCGGGAGCAGCTGAAGGCCGCGACCGACGACATGGGCACGGCGCTGGAAGACGTAGCGGTCCGCGGCTTCGGCGCCCTTGAGGATGCGGGCTCGCGCGAGATCGCAAACCTGCTCAAGATCAAAGGCGCGTTCGGCGAGTTCGCGTCGAGCGTTATCGCGGACCTTGCCCGCATCGCGATCCAGAAGGCGATCGTCGGGACGATCGGCGGCGGCTTCTTCGGCCTGAAGACCGGCGGCAAGATCGAGAAGCGCGCCGACGGCGGCAAGATCTCGGGCCCGGGCACGGGCACGTCGGACAGCATCTTCGCCCTGATCGACGGCAAGGATCCGCTGCTGGTGTCGAACGGCGAGTCGGTGGTCACCGCCGAGGCGACCCGGCGCTACTGGCCGATCATCGATGCGATGAACAAGGGCAGGTTCCCCGGCCTCGCGACCGGCGGGATGATCGGCTCGTCTGTGCCCCGCATGGCGGATTTCAGTTCGGTCACACCGCAGTCGGTCACCCGGCCGATGGGCCCCGGCCGAATGCAGCTCGATGCCAACGTCCGGATCGATGCCGGTCCGGAGTTCGACGCCAGAATGGAAAGCGTCTCGCTGCGCACGGTCGCCGCGACGGCCGAGCCGATCATGGCCGGCGCCGAGGCGCGCGTGCGCCGGCGCCTGGCGCGACCGGATCTACCAGGAGGGTTCGGCTGATGATGATTTCGATGCCGGCTCGGCCGGTACCCGCGAAGATCCGGTGGGACATCGATCAGCCTGCCCAGGTCAACCGGGGCGAGTGGACCGGCAAGCGCCGGGTGACGCTGCTCTCGGCTGCCCCGCGGCTCTACGCCTCGGTGACCATGCCGGCGATCATCGGCGAGGACCGCGTGCTCGACTGGCGCGCCTTCGTGGTCGACTGCGACGGCGTCGCCAACAAGTTCCCGCTGATCGCGTGCGAGCGCCCCCAGCTTGCCGGCGACCCGAAGATCACGGTCGATGGGGCAGGGCAGACCGGGCACGCGCTCAAGACCAAGGGCTGGGGCTCAGCCGGGGCCAAGTTGCGCCGCGGACAGTTCGCCACCGTTGGCGAGCAGCTGCTGATCCTGATGGCTGACGTCGTCGCGGATGCCGAGGGCAAGGCCGAGCTGCGCTTCAAGCCGTACCTCCGCGTCGTCCCGACCGATGGCGAGCCGGTCGCGGTGCGCCGCCCCTATGCTGTGGTGTCGATGTCCGACCCAAAGAATGGGTGGGCGGTCGACGTCGGCCAGAACTACGACATCACCTTCGCCTGCGAGGAAGCGTTTTGATCGACAACCGTCCTGACGCCGCCGCCCAGGCGGCGCTGGCGGCCGACGTGCGCCGGCCGGTGACCTTTGCGTTCCTGGACCTGGCCTCGGGGCCGATCCGCGTCACCAACGCCCCCTACAGCTTCTCCTTCAGCGGCACCGGCGACGAGGACCTGGACGGCTTCACGTTCGAGGCCCTGGATCCGCGCTTCGTCTCGGTGGGCCCGGTGAAGGCGCGGGAAGGCGGCTCCGACACGCTGACGCTGCAGCTCTCCGGTCTCGCCGGCGTCGACGACGACGTGATGTCGGAGATCGGCGACCGCGCCAACTATTCCGGCCGGGATTGCCGGCTGTGGCGGGCCATGCTCGATCCGCAGGATCTGACGCAGATCGGCGCGCTGTGGTCCTACTTCACCGGCTATATGTCGGTGCCGCATATCCAGGGCGATCGGCAGAACCAGACGATCAACCTGGAAGTCGAGACGTATCTCGCCTTCTTCGGCCAGGCGTCGAACCGCACCTATCTCGACCAGCAGCTTTTCGACCCGGGCGACCGCTCGGCCGAACTCGCGATCGCGATCGCCAACGGCGCAGCACGCCGCCGAACCTGACGGAGCGACCATGACCCGGAAACCCGATTGGGAGGCGCGGCTTGCCGCGTATCTCGAGCCCTTGCGCGCGCGCCCGTTCGCCTGGGGGCAGCATGACTGCTGCACCTTCAGCGCCGGCGCCGTCGCCGCGATGACCGACGTGGATCCCATGCCGGAGTTCCGCGGCCGCTACACGACCGCGATCGGCTCCGCGCGCGCCCTGCGCCGGTTCGGCCGCGGCACGCTGGCCGCGACGCTCGATGCGAAGTTCGAGCGGGTCGAGCCGGCGTTCGCCCAGCGCGGCGATGTGGTGATGTCCTCGGGGTTGCTCGGTATCTGCATGGGGCCGTTTCTGGTCGCCGTCGGCCGCGAGGGCGATCGCGAGGGCCTGGTCCGGATCGAGCGCGCGCGCTGGGTCGAACCGCGCGCCTGGCGCGTGCAGTTCGGGTTCTAAGCGATGGCCAAGGCTCTAAAGGTCGCCGCGATCGGGCTTGGCGCGATCGCCCTGGTCGCAACCGGTGTCGGCGCCGTGGCGTTGGGCGGCCTCGCCGGCACGCTGACGGTCGCCGGCGTTTCCACCAGCACGCTGCTGTTCACCGCCAGCGGCCTGAGCATGGCCGCGAGCCTGGTGCAGAAGGGGCCCAAGGTCCCCACGGCGCAGACCGATCGTCTGACCGCGAGCATCGACCCGCGCGCCTTTCGCAAGACGGTGCTGGGGCAGACCGCGTTCCCCATCGACGTCCGCTACGAAGAGTGGTCGGGCGAGGACCAGGAATATTGCGACTGGATCGTCGCGCACGCGAGCCACGCGATCGATGGGCTCGAGGAGATCTGGTTCAACACTGAGCTGGCCTGGTCCGCGTCGAGCGGCGTCACCGCCAAGTTCCGGAACTACTTCTGGCTGTCCAACCAGGTGCTGGAAGGCTCGCCGGCGAACGCCTTCAGCTTCAACAAGGGGAAGTGGAACGGATCCGCGCGCCTGACCGGCTGCGCCTATTCGCGCTTCCGCTTCAAGGTCACCGGCAACTCCAAGAAAGCCGAGAGCCCGTTCTCGGGCGGCATCCCGAGCCGCATCACCGCGATCGGTCGCGGCGCCAAGCTCTACGACCCGCGCCGCGATTCGACGGTACCGGGCGGAAACGGCGCGATGCGCGCGGACGATCAGTCGACCTGGCGCTACCGGACCGACGACGGCGCGGTGATCGGCGAGAACCTGCCGCTGCAGATCCTGCGCCTGCTGCTGGGTTGGCGGATCCGCAATCCCGTGACGGGCGAGATGCGCCTGGCGACCGGCTCGGGCATCCCCGCGCGCCGGATCGACCTGCAGAGCTTCATCGTCGCGGCGAACCTCGCCGACGAGCTGGTGAACCGCTCCGCCGGCGGCCAGGAGCCGCGCTTCCATGGCGCGGCCGTCGTGTCCGAGGGCGATGACCCGAAGACCGCGCTCGACATGCTGTGCGCTGCCTGCTGCGGCCGCTTCCGCGACACCGGCGGCAAGCTGGCGCTGTCGATCGCGCACAACGACCTGGCGGACGCCGCGATGGACGAGGGGCTGAACGACGACGACGTGGTCGGCGCCTTCACCTGGGATCCGGACCCGGCGCTGGATTCGACGCCCAACGTCGTGCGCGGCCGCTATGTCGACGCGAGCACCGCCTCCCTCTATCAGCTGATCGACTATCCCGAGGTGCGGATCGCCAGCGCCGACGGCATGGACCGGGTCCTGACCATGGACCTGGGCGCCGTCGAAAGCGCCAGCCAAGCGCAGCGGATCGCAAAGCAGACGCTGCAGCGTAAGCAGTATCAGCGCGAGTTCACCGCGCCGTTCGATATCCGCGCGTGGAGGTACCCGGTCGGTAGCGTGGTGCCGTTCACCTTCGCGGCGCTCGGCTTCAAGCGCGCCCTGTTTCGCGTGGCAGCGCAGGAGCTGGGGCAGGGCGGCACGTGCGTGATGACGCTCGTCGCCGAGCATGGCTCGATCTACAGCTGGGATCGCGACGACGCGGCGCCGGTGCAGGCGGCCGAGGCGATCGTCTACGACGGCACCAAGAACCCGTTGATCCTGGCGATCGACGATGCCGCGACCACCGCGATCTGGGAGAGCGTCGCGGATCCCAACGGCACCAAGCCGGCCGACAACGCCGACGTCACCGGCGACAACGTTTCCAAGGACACCAGCAACGTCGGGGGCGTGCCCGCGAACGAGGTGGCCGCTGGCGTCGGCAAGATCCCGAACATCGAGCTGGGTGTCGACCAGGCTAAGAGCGACATCGGCAAGCTGTTCGCGACCTACGGCGATACCGCGTCTGCAGCCGCATCGCGCTCGGCTGCGGAAACTGCAGCCGGTGCGAGCCAGACCGCGCAGCGCAATGCCGAAGCAGCCCAGGGCGCGGCGCAAGCTGCACGGGACGCGGCGAATGGCGCCCTGGATTTCGCAATGGGCGCGCGCACCGGGGCGGAAACGGCGCGCGACCTGGCGAATGCCGCCAAGGCTGCGGCGGAGCAGGCCAAGGGCGATGCTGTCACCCAGGCCCAAGCGGCCGGCGGCGCAGCGACGACGGCCACCCAGAAGGCGCAGTCGGCCGCCGACAGCGCAAGCGCGGCCAGCACGTCGGCCATCGCGGCGTCCACCAGCGCGGGCAAGGCGTCGGATCACGCGGCCGCGGCATCGTCCAGCGCATCGACGGCATCGACCAAGGCCACCGAGGCGGGCCAGAGCGCAAATGCTGCCTCGACCGCAGCGTCGACCGCTTCGACCCGGGCGGGGGAGGCCAGCACCTCTGCAAGCGCCGCAGCGACGTCCGAAGCCAACGCACTCGGCTATCGGAATGCCGCCTCGACTTCCCAGCAGGTCGCGGCCAACTCGGCGACCGCGGCGGGGCTGAGTGCAGCCGCAACGCTCCCGATCGACTTCGCCGACCTGCGGAACTGGTCCGTATATCTCGATGGATCGCCGGCCAGTCGCTATGCACGGCCCTGGCCGTACGAGTGGATGGCCGACACCAAGTTGGTCCGCTTCCCGAAGGGTGCATGGACCGTCGCCCCGGTCGGCGTGCTGCCGGCTGTGGCCGGTCGAAAGCTGCGCATCGAGTTCGAGGCCGAGCCGGTCGACGGGATCGGCGGGACGATCTACATCGGCCTCGCTCCGATGGATGGCGCCTATGTGGGCGCACCGCTCAGCGTGATCGTCGCCCTTCGCGGGGGCGTTAATCAGAAGAACGGCCGCAACAAATACACCTACGACTTCACCGTCCCGGACGGTTGGGCATATCTGCGCCCGTATCTCTCCGCCGACGTATACTCGCCCTCCCGCTGGGACTTCATGTCATTGCGGGTGAGCGACGTGACGGATCGGCTTGCAGCAGAGGCGTCCGCGTCGGCAGCAGCCGGCAGCGCCTCCTCGGCGAGCACCTCCGCCACCAACGCCGGGCAGTCGGCAAGCGCCGCGAGCACCGCGAAGACGGCCGCAGAGACGGCGCGCGGCCAGGCTGAAACCTATCGCAACGACGCCTCGCAATCGGCGACGAACGCTTCGGGCTCCGCCACCACGGCAACCCAGCAGGCGGGTGCGGCCGCATCGGCACGCGATGCGGCGGCCGGCAGCGCCACGGGCGCAGCGGGATCGGCTCAGACCGCGTCTGCCAAGGCGACGGAAGCGGGGCAGAAGGCGGACGCTGCAAGCGCTTCGGCGACCAGCGCGTCGACCAAGGCGGGCGAAGCATCCACCAGTGCGTCCCAGGCGGCGAGCAGCGCCAGCGATGCGCTCGGGTCGAAGAACTCGGCCGCCACGTCGGCCACGAACGCGGCCGGCTCGGCTACGACGGCGGGGGAGCGGGCCAGCGCCGCGTCGGGCAGCGCATCCAGCGCCGCCACCTCGGCCTCGGGCGCCTCCACCAGCGCCGGTGCTGCCGAGAGCGCGAAAACGGCGGCCGAGACCGCACGCGGGCAGGCGCAGACCTTCCGCGACCAGGCATCGACCAGCGCCAACGACGCCGCCGGCGCCGCCTCGACCGCGACCCAGCAGGCCGGTGTGGCCGCTTCGAGCGCGACGGCAGCCGCAGCCGCTCTAGCGCAGTCGTTCCCGAGCGCCTTTGATCCGGCAGGGCGCCAGGCTTACACGCTGCAAACTCCTGGAGCTTCTTCCGTCGTCTACAACGACGGCAACGATCCCAACGTCGGTTGGATGGTCGCGATCACGGGTGCGCAGTACGTCCGCATCTTCCCGAAAGGCACGATCCCGAAGGCGGTCGGCCGGCGGTACCGCGCCACCGTGCGCGTGTTCCTGGACAACGTGCAGGCGACCGCGCTTATCGGTTGGGTTGATGCGGCCGGCAACGGCGATGTTGCGCTCAGCAACCGGTATCTCGGCCAAGGCACGGCCACGGCAGGCGCGGTCACGCAGACGACGACGAACCGCGCCTGGGTGACGATCTCGACCGAGTACACGACGACGGCGTCCAATCAGGGGAAGATGACCCCGTTCTTGGGAGCTGACACCACCGTCAGCGGACAGGCGATCGGGCGCATCTACTGGACCGGCATCACCGTCGAGGACGTCACCAGCGAGACTGCGGCGGGGGCATATGCGGCGGCCTCTGCCACCAGCGCCTCGACCGCGTCGACGAAGGCGACCGAAGCCACGCAGTCGGCGTCGGCTGCGAGCACCGCGCGCACGGCGGCCGAGACCGCCAAGGGCCAAGCGGAAAGCGCGCAGTCCTCGGCCGCCTCGAGCGCCTCGGGAGCCGCCGGTTCGGCGAGCAGCGCGGCCCAGGCTGCAAGCACGGCCGCCAGCTATCGGGACGCCGCCAAGGGCAGTGCTGACGGCGCGGCATCGAGCGCGAGCTCGGCGAGCAGTCAGGCGTCGATCGCCAGCGATCGCGCAGCGGCAGCGCAGGCCAGTGCGCTGCTGTCGGCGAGCGTAGGTGGCGCCAGCTTCAACCCGAACCCGAACATGGTGTGGAAGGCTGGCGACGCGTTGCCGACCGGTTGGTCCTGGTGGCAGGCGGTGCCGATCGAGCGGGTGCCCACCGGCTCGCTTGGTGAAACTGTCGCGCGGCTCACCGTTGCAGCAGGTCAGGTCGGCGGCCCGGCGCAGCTCGGGCTGCCGATCGCGCCAGGCTGGTGGGTGATGGAGGTGGAAGCCGGGCTAGTCAGCGGCGACTGGCGTGGATCCGGTGTGTCGATCCACGGCAACTACCACATCGACTTCGCGGCCGAGAAGGACAGCAGCGACCAGGTCGGCGCGACCGTTGCGGGGCGCCGATCCTTTTCAAAGCTGGTGCGCATCGATCGCGCCGGCATGACCAACTGGCACGTGATGGTGGGCTATGCGACCTTCGGGACGATCGCCGCAAAGACCATCGACATCTATCGAGCAGGCATCCGGCGGGCGACGCGAGACGAGATCGACAACCGCGCCGCGATACCGGCCTTGCAGGCAAGCGTAAGCCAGCAGGCGGGGGCCCTTGTGGATCTGCAGGGCCGCACCCGGGCATTCCTGCAGAACACCGTCCAGGCGGGCAGCAAGGTCGCTCGTGTTTCGATGTACGCGGAAAGCTCGCCAGGCGTGCAGGCGTCCGCGATCGAATTCCAGGCCGACGCCGTGTACCTGGGCAACCAGCGCACGCTCGCTGTCTCGGACGGCAAGGTCGGCGTCGACGGCGATCTCTACCTTCGCAACGGCCGACTGTACCTGGTCGGCACCACGCACATGCTGGTGCAGGGGATTGGCTTCGGCGCCAGCGGGGATCTGCTGGAATGGTACGGGCCGATCATGCCGGTGGCGCAATGCTCGAAGAGCAACGGCATGGAGTGGCGCACGGTCAACGGGCAGCGGCAGATCAGCAGCTTCAGCGTTGGCCGGTTGATCTCCGGCAACAGCAATTCGAGCTTGGCCAGCGCGGTGTCGGTGTCGACCGGCGCTTTCGGATCGAACGGTGGCCAGATCCAGGCCTCCGCGTCCTGGTACTGGCAGCTCGACGAGCGGCGGACCTATGCCGCCACGTCGCAGGGCCTCGCCGACTTCCGCTCCAGTGCGCAGCAGCTCGGCGCCGTCGGCAACGGCGCCGGCGGCTGGTTCTACAACGGTGCCGCCGACCTCGGCAGCGACAGCACGCTCGTCCTCAAAAGGAGCGGGGCCGTCGTGGGGCAGAGCACTGGCCGGAGCGGCACGCGCTCGGTTGAAGGCGCCGAGCCGGTCCCGGTCGAAGGCGCCCCAGGCTATCTGCAGATCACGACCGTGATGTCGCTGGGGATCACCTACACTGACCCGGATCGCAGCACCGCGAACCGGGAATATACGACGCAGCTGACCCGCGGCAGCCTTCAGGCACCGACCCAGCAGCGCGTGACCGTCGCGACGGTGGAGTGAGGGCTCGGCCCTCCGCCGTCTGACCTTCCGCCCGAGCCTGCCCGACAATTGGAGAAAAACCATGGCCGACCAGCCCCAGACGGAATTTGTAGTGACCACCCAGGCGGAACGCGACGCGGCGATGGCTGCGGCGATGGCATATGACCAGGCACAGGCCGAGGCGCTGGCCGCGGAGCGCGCGGCCTTCGTTGCAGAGCTGAAGGCAGTCACCAGCGACCCGCGCTACTCGTGGGTCCTGGGCGAGCTGGATCGGCTCGCGCCGGTCTACAATCTCGATCGTGAGATCTCGCCGCATATCGTACCGCTCCCCGGCTTCCTGGTGCGCCTGCGCTCCACGGCCGGCTGAGCTATCCTCGTACCCGGGGAGAGCCCCATGACGACGTTCGCCGGGGCCGCCGATCGGCGGCCCCTATGACCGCCTCCGCCAGCACGAAGCCGAGCTGGAAGGACGCGATCGGAATCCTCTGCGCGATCATCAGCGCGGCGTTCGTGATCAGTGGCGCGCTGCGCGCCGATGGCGGGCGGGACAAGCAGCTCGACGAGAATACCCGCCGGATCGAAGCGCTCGAGCGCTCGGACGCGGCGAAGACCGACGTGCTGGGGAAGATCGACGGCCGGACCATCCGGATCGAGACGACGCTCGAGATGATGAAGACGGCAAAGGAGATGCAGCGGTGATGGACGCAACCACCCTGGTGCTGATCGGCACCGGCCTCCAGTTCGCCGTCTCGGCCGCGCCGATCGCGCGCCGCGTGCATCATCGCCTGCGCCTGCGCCTGCGCCTCGGCATCGCGCCGACCGCGCTGGTGCAGCTCGCGATCGCGGCCGCCCCGCTGACCTGACCGCCGGCGGCCGGCTGCCGCCTTCACCGGAGATCCCCATGAAGATCATCGACTGGCGCCAGGTGCGGCGCTGGTGGTCCGTGCGCGTGTCCGCGCTCGGAGCGCTGCTGTTCGCGCTGCTGACCGCCTTTCCCGACCAGGCGCTCGCGCTCTGGATGAACCTGCCGGCGGAGATCCGCGAGCGGCTGCCCCACAACGTCGAGCACGCCATCACCGCCTGCCTCTTCACCGCGGTTCTGATCGTCCGCCTCATTCCGCAGGAGCAAGCCGATGGCGAGTAAGAACACCGCGAAGAAGGGCGGCCTGGTCGCGATCGTCGGCGCGATGGCGGCGTCGCTGCTAATGACCAACGTCCCGGCCGACGAGAGCGGCCGCAAGGTCGAGGTCACCGTTTCGCCCGCCGGCGAGGCGACCGTGCAGCACGTCAGCGGGCCGCAGTACCTGAAGGCGTACCGCGACCTGGTCGGCATCGCGACCGCCTGCGACGGAATCACGCGCGGCGTGAAGATTGGGCAGACCTATACCGAGGCGGAGTGCGGGCAGCTGCTCGAGCAGGAGCTGGTCGCCCATGCCCTGGACGTTCAGGCGTGCGTGCCGCAGCTGTGGCAGCCTGGGCGCGATCGCCAGCGCGCGGCCGCGATCTCGCTGGCCTACAACATCGGCACGAACGGCTTCTGTGGATCCACGGCGGCCAAGCGCTTCCGTGCCGGTCGCTGGCGGGAGGCATGCGACGCCTTCCTGATGTGGAACAAGGCAGGCCGTCCGCTAAAAGTGGTGCGCGGCCTGACTGCCCGCCGCGGCCGTGAGCGCGATCTCTGCCTGCAGGGTGTCGCATGACGGGCGCGATCGCGAAGCTCGCGGCGCGCCTGGGCATATCGAAGGCGATTGCCTGGGCGCTGCTGGCGCTGGCGATCGTCGGCGTGACCGCGGCAGCGATCGCGTGGATCTACGGCAGCGGCCGCGACGCCGGCGCCGACCAGGTCCGCGTCGCCGGCGCCAAGAAGCACGACCAGGCCGTCGCCGAAACGCGGCAGGACGAACGCACCGCCGTTGACGTCGCCCGCGCCATCGATGCGCGCACCGCGCGCGCCGAGGCGCTCACCGACGCTCAACTCCAGACCACGATCGAGGATCTTCGCAATGACCTTGAAGCCGTCCCGCCTGCGCTTACTGGCGCTACTCTGCCTGCCGCTCCTGTCGATGGCGTGCGCGACACCCTCAACGCGGCCATCGATCGAGCGAACCGAGCGGGCGAGGCTCCCGACGCAATCCGCTGAGCTGACCAGGACCGAGACGCTCAAGCCGCTGTCGGCCGCGCCAAGCGGCGAACTGATGACGATCGACAAGGGCGTTTTCGCCGAGCTCGTCGAGCGCCTGGCCGAAGCGGCCGCCGCGGTTGCTCGGCTTAACACCCGCGTCGTGGCTAGCCGGACGGAGCGCCGGTGCATCGAGGCGATCTGGCAAGCCGGCGTTGCGCCGGCGGATTGCCCGCGTGACTAGTGGGGGTATCGATTGGGGTATCGAGCCCCAGCTGACCATCCGAATACGGCGGGAAACCGCCGTCCATAGCCCGTCACGGCGGACAGTCCCTCCGCGGCGCTTCGTGCTTTCGAGTAGCTATTGCCGGTACGGGCAGGAGAAATCCGAAATCCGTCAACCGGCCGGCGATTTGTAAACCAGGCGGCCTCGCCACCACCAACACCAGGAATCGTGATGCTGACCAACGCGACCGTAAAGGCCGCGCGCCCGGACGCGCGCCCGTACAAGATGGCTGACGGGCAGGGTCTATTCCTGCACGTCGCCATCACGGGTACCAAGTCGTTCCGGCTGAAGTTCCGCCTCGCCGGCCGCGAGCAGCTGCTCACCTTCGGCACGTGGCCCGAGGTGTCGCTCGCCGAGGCGCGCGAGCGGCGCGACCTCGCGCGCGAGCAGCTCGCCCGCGGCGAGGATCCGCGCACGTCGACGTCGGCCGGCGCCGAGAAGCCGTCGACATTTGAGGCGGCCGGCCGCGCCTGGCACGCGCACCAGACGCCGCGCTGGACGCCGGTGCATGCCGGCGACGTGCTGGCGAGCCTGCAGCGTGACGTCTTCCCCGCGATCGGCGCGATACCGCTGGCGGCGATCACGCCGCCGGTGGTGCTGAACGCGCTGCGCGCTGTCGAATCGCGCGGGGCTCGCGAGACTGCCCGCCGCCTGCGCCAGCGCGTCTCGATGATCTTCGCCTTCGCGCAGTCCGAAGGCTGGTGCGAGCACGACCCGGCCGCGGTGATCGGCCGGGCCATGCAGGCGCCCGGGCAGAGGGGCCAGCAGCCGGCACTGCTCGAGCTGGGCGAGGTTCGCGCGCTGCTCGGCGCGGCCGAGCTCGTCGACGCCGCGCCAGCCGTGAAGCTGGCGTCGCGGTTCCTGGCGTTGACCGCGGTTCGCTTGGCGGCGGTGCGCGGCGCGCGCTGGGACGAGTTCGAGGACCTGGACGGGCCGGTCCCGCTGTGGCGCGTGCCGGCGGTGCGCATGAAGCTCGCGGCCGCGAAAAAGATCGACGCGCGGCATGACCACCTGGTGCCGCTCAGCCCGGCCGCGGTGGAGGTCCTCCGCGCTGCGCGCGCGCTACAGGGGGAGGGTGGCCTAGTTTTCCTCGGCCGCAGCGGATCTAGTCCACTCGGCGAGGCGGCAATCGGTTCGCTCTACGCGCGAACGGAGTTCGCCGGCCGCCACGTGCCGCACGGGTGGCGGGCAAGCTTCTCGACGATCCTAAACGAGACGTTCCCGGAAGATCGAGACGCGATCGACCGCGCACTGGCGCATGCGGCGAAGGACAAGGTCGAGGCGGCGTACAACCGGGCCCAGCATCTGCAGCGTCGGCGCGTGCTGTTCGATGCCTGGGCCGATCTCCTCACCCGGGATGACGGGCGCCGCTGACGCGACGCCGGGGGAGGGTGGCACGGTTCGTGCTCCTCCCCCTCGCCAAGCCCGGGGCGGCGCAAGCCGCCGCGCTCCGACAGCCGGGTCTTGGCTGTCGGGTCGAAGGGTTGGGCCATTTCGGCCTGGGGGAGCAGCAAGCTAGCATGGCCTAGCTCCAAGCTAGGCCATTCCTTTCAGGTATCTATCAGATACCCCCGGTTTCATCGCCGGTGGAGGATTCGCCCTTCTGGCTCTCGCGCGCGTCGACGCCGGCAGCGACCCTCCGGAGGACTTCACCCAGCAGCGTGTCCCCGTTCCAGGTGAGCGTGTGCCGGTCTTGCGCAGTGAGCTTCTCGAGCATCGCCTCGAACTCGGCCCGCTCGCGCTTGCGGCGGTCCGCCTCGCATGCCGGCGCTGGCGCCTTGCGGAAGAGGCGACCCAGCCAACCTTGCATCGCCTTCGGGCAGAGCAGGGCGTAGGCATTGCTCGCCTGCTCCACCTGCTGACCGCCGGGCTGCGGGTCTTCAACCGGCTTGCTCCGACGCATCCAGTGAATGAAGCCGTGCTGCCGAAGGCGCTTCAAGGCCTCGTGAACGGCAGAGTAGGCGCGGCCGATTGCATCCGCGATGGTACGGATTGCGGGATCAAGGCGGCCCGTCGCATAGTCCACCGAGGAATAGAGGAACTCGAGGACCTCGATGCCGACTTCGCCCAGGTCGCCATTGCGCGTCCCGGGCTCGACCTTGCGCCGCTTGGCTCGAGTGCGGATTTCGAATTGCTTCGCTGCTTTGAGCAACGCAGCCGTCCAGCGTTTGCCACCGCGCATCGTGCCACCGTTGATCGGCTTCCAGACGCGATCTTCGACCTGGCCGACGGTGTAGCTGTTGCGCCAGACCGGCTGGCCGGAGCGGGGGCTGTCGCCGCGGTCGAAGCGAGCGCGGGCGTCACGGCTTGGCGAAATGCCCGCAAGTGACGCAGCGAAGGCTCCGACTGCGATCGCCCCTCCTGGAGTGGACGATGGGCGCGCAGCTGTAGCCCCGGAGGCTCGAACCACCGTCCTCATGCCAGCACCAACTGGCGAGCGTTTAGCGCCGCTTCCCCTCCAGGAAGGCGTCCACCGGCGGCAGGTCTTGGTACAACAGATCCGCCCAGCGCTGCGCAATCTCGCGCCGGCGCGGCATGTACGCTGCGCGATTGTACGCGGATTCGACACCGGCCGGCACATGAGCCAGCATCAGGTCGATCACCGCGCGGTCGCCCGGTCGGTCCTCCCGCTCCGCCAGTTCGTTCATGACGGTCGAGAAGGTGGCGCGCCATCCATGCGGCACGTGCCGGCCCCGAAAGGCTGGAAGCCGGTTGTACATCGCCCCGATTGTCGCGTCGCTCATAGGACGGTGCGCGTGCCGAACGCTCGGGAACAGGTAGGGCCCCGGTTTGGTCAGCTGAACCGCCAACCGGAATAACTCCACCGCCTGCGAGGAAAGCGGGACGAGGAACTCGAAAGCCGGATCGTCCTTGCGGTCGAGCGACAACTTCATCTTCGCCGCCGGAATACGCCAGATCGGTTCGGCACCATCGAGGCCCTCCAGTTCGCCCGGCTGGGCGAGCCGGATGATCCCGGGTCGGACGGCAGTGAGCGCGAGCAACCGCGACGCGATTTTCACCAGCGGCTGACCTGGCTCCGCTTCGCTCTTGCTCAGGAGAGCGCGCGCCTCCTCCATCGAGCGGAGTGCCGGCTGCCGGCCGCGACGTACCGGCTGAAGCGCCTGTTTCACGACGGCCGCAGGATCCTGCGTCGCGATCCCCGATGCGATCGCAAATACGAAGACAGCCGAGATGCGCTGCCCGATCCGGTGCGCTGTCTCGATCGCGCCGCGCCGCTCGATCTCGCGCAGCACCTCCAGCACATCCGGCGCGGTGATGGTGTCGATCGGACGCTGGCCGAGTTTCGGAAAAGCGCCCCGCTTCAGGCTTTCGAGGACATCCTCCGCATGCCTCGGCGCCCACCGCACTTTCTGCAGTGCGTGCCAGTCCGTTGCCACTTTCTCGAACGTCGGAAGCAGGGAGGGGACCTGCCGCCTTACCGCTGCCGGATCCTGCCCCGAACGAAGCACCTTCGCGGCCTCGTCGCGCTGCTCCCGGGCTTCCGCAAGCTTCACGTCCGGATAGCTGCCAAAGACGAGGCGCTTCTCCTTGCCGTCGAAGCGGTACTTCCAGCGCCAGGACCGATGGCCCGTCGGCGAGACGTACAGATACAGCCCGCGCTGGTCGCCAAGCTTGTACGGCTTCTCCGCGCCCTTCGCCGATCGGCATTTCGCGTCGGTCAGCAACCGGTGCCCCCATTTCCGCGGGGACATGCCCCAAATATGCCCCCAAAGGTGCCGCGCTGGCGTGCAACAGCGTGCGACGATAGGCAACTGCCGACGGGCTCAAGAATGGCGGATTTCTCAGCCGCTTCGGGGTTGCATGCACCAGCATGCGACAAGGTGCCCAAGGGGCGTTGGCGGAGAGAGTGGGATTCGAACCCACGGTGAGCGTGAACCCACGGCGGTTTTCAAGACCGCTGCCTTAAACCACTCGGCCATCTCTCCGCACACAGCGCGCTTACGGCGGCTGGTCGGGTTTGTGCAAGGGCCTCGACGGTTAAGGGGTTTCGCGCGGCGTCTCGGCTGTGGCACAGAGCCGCTTCACGTGCGGGAGCCGAGTATGCGTAAATGGGGCAAGGGGCTGCTCGCCCTTGCAGCGATGATGTCGATCAGCGGTTCGGCCGCGGCGCAGGATGAGGCGGGATTTCAGGCATACCTGCAAGGCGTGGCCGCCAAGGCGCGGTCTGAAGGGGTAAGTGAGCGCGCGATCGCCTCGGTTCTGAGCGGCCTGACCTATAATGCGCGGGTCGTGGAGCTCGATCGCGGGCAGCCTGGCGGTACCAGTCGCAGCAGCGTTCCGGCTTTCGCCCCCTACAAGGCTCAGCATGTCGACGCCGCGCGGATCGGCCGCGGCCGCGAGGCCTATCGCGCGCAGCGCCCCAAGCTGGTGCGGATCGAGCAGCAGACCGGCGTGCCCGAATCGATCATGGTCGCGATCTGGGGCCATGAAACCAATTACGGTGGCTACACCGGCAACTTCGATCTGCCGCGCTCGCTGGCGACTTTGGCCTATGAAGGCCGCCGACGTGCGTTGTTCGAGCCCGAGCTGATCGCCACCATGAAGATGGTCGATCGCGGAGTGCCGCGCGACAGCCTCAAGGGAAGCTGGGCGGGCGCCACCGGCTACCCGCAGTTCCTGCCGTCGATCTATCTGCGCCTGGCGCGTGACGGCGATGGCGATGGCCGGGCGGACATCTGGACCAGCGCCGCCGACGCGCTTGCGTCGATCGGCAATTATTTCGTGAATGCCGGCTGGCGGCCGGGCCAGCCCTGGGGTGTTGCGGTGAGCGTACCTGCAAGCCTGGATCGCGGGACGCTGACCTCGCCAACGCGCTCGCCGCGCTGCCCGCGCGTCCATGAGCGGCATTCGCGCTGGCGGACCATGGCCGAGTGGCGGCGGCTGGGCGTCGCGCCACTTTCGGGGCGCTGGCCGGACGACAGCATCCAGGCGACGCTGCTGGAGCCGGACGGCCCGGGGAAGACGGCCTACCTGCTCACCGGCAACTACCGCGTGATCCTCGATTACAACTGCTCGAACTTCTACGCGCTGTCCGTGGGGCTGCTGGCCGATGAAGTCGCACGCTAG